TCAATGGGTATGGGTGAGCGCTGTTTGAAGTAGGCCTGCAAGCCGCTGCAGATCCAGGGCTACGGACTCACTGAGAAGCACGTTACCGTCGGCAGCGTTACCCTTCTTGACTAAGCGCGTCTGATGAACTGCGGCCTCGAGGTCGTCGAGCGCCGTGGCCAAGAAAGCGTAAGCGGCGTCAAAAGCGTGGCGCGCTTTCGCGAGCATTTCGGCCGCTTCATGCAGCCTCGGATGCGGCTGAGCTAAGGCATCCAGCCTTGTAACCGCGGCTAAGTGCAAGTCCTTTAGACGGCGCGCGAACCGGCGGCCCTTTCCAAGGGGCATCGGGTTGCCCTTGAGGTAGCGCCGGAAGTTGCGCTCCGACTCGCCGTATTCGCCAGCGATCTGGGTGAGCGTTAGCGCGGGCCGGCTTCTCCGCAGCTCCTCCACCAGCTCTTTGGCGATAAAGCTGCCCGAGTCCTCGGGCATGGTCGCCACGATGTACTGCTCACGGGTTCCCAAACGAATTTTGTCCGGTCAGTTCTCTTCGGCTCGCGCACGATCGCGCAACGAGTCGAGTTTGAAAAAAGAAATGGCACGCCAAACCACCGTCCGCGATTACGAACTGGCCGAGCAGCTCGGGAAGCTGCCGGGCTATGCGCTGGTGGGGACGCGCGAGATCGCGGCAATGACGGGCTTTGCCGTCACGTCGATACGTCAGAGAAAAGTTGCGCTACCGCCTGCGGTCTACAGGTCGCGCCGAAAACTCCTTTGGCGGATAGAGGACGTGCGTAGTTGGCTGAAGAAACTGGACGGGACACGTCGAGCGGAACGGTCGAGAAGACAAGTGCGGCACAGCGATGGTCCTCTTGGTCTGGGTACAGAGATCTTCGAGCGGGACTCACAATGACGTCCCGTATTGCGCACCGCGAATTCTGCCGAGAAGGTCTGCGGGAGTTTTATCTACTAGTCCGACGGTCTGTAGGACTTTGTAAATCCGTTTATCTCGTCGTCCCGATTTGTCGTGGAGGCGACGCTGTGCCGCCCGCAGCTGCGCGAGGACGGCACGCGTCGCCCGGTTTCGTTTTCTGCGCCCGCGGCACGGCACGCGGGATTGACGCATAGACGCCGACTAGGAGAGTTCCGATGATTCGCATTGAAGTGGTGAACACGACCGTCGATGAGCGGTCGGGCAACAAGAACGGCAAGAATTGGCTGATTCGCGAGCAGGCTGCGTACGCGCACCTGCTCGACGAGTTCGGCAAGCCGATGAAGTACCCGGTGGCCTGCTCGATCCCACTGGAGAAGGACGCGGCGCCGTACCAGGCGGGGTTCTACACGCTGGACATGCGCTCGATCTATGTGGGCGACTTTCGGCGCCTCGAGCTCGGCCGCGTCAAGCTCGTGCCGGAAGCGGCCGGCGCGCGCAAGGTGGCCTGAGATGACTTCCCCCCGTTCAGTAATACGGGGGGAAAGTCCTCTTTCCCTTCCCGTATCCCTTGACTACCTGTCTTTCAGCGTGCCCGGAGGCGATGTCGATGCAATCGTGCGCGAAGCGCAGGGCTTCCTGGGAGCCGAGTCCGTGGAGGACCGCAAGCGCGGAATGTTCGGTTATCGCGCGAGCGTCGATCTCGGCGGCTACGGCCTCGTTGCCTATGGCGGTGAGGCTCAGCGCGGGACGGTTCTTGTATCAATCAACGGTGAAGGGTGCCGCCGAATTGCGAATTTTTGGCGAGTGCGAAGCTGGGCCGAGTCTGTTGGCGCTCGAATTACGCGGCTGGACATCGCCGCCGACGATCACGAGTCCGAGTCTGTGGACATTCCCCGCGCAATCCAGGCGTGGCGCGATGGTCTGTTTACGCTCGGTGGACGGCCGCCGAAGGCGCGCTGGATTGACGATTTCGGCGGAGGCGGGGGTTGCAGTCTGTACGTTGGCACTCGGCAAGGCGGAAAGCTGTGCCGGGTGTACGAGAAGGGCAAGCAGCTAGGCGACTCGGAATCGAAGTGGATCCGCGCCGAGGTCGAGCTGCATGCCAAGGACCGCGTGATCCCGTGGGAGGCGGTCACAGATCCGGTGCGCTACATCGCGGGGAGCTTCCCGTTCTTCACCTTTCTGTCGCTCGAGTCTGAGCGCATTCGCACGATCAAGCGGGCGACCGAGATCTCGATCGGCGCCGTGGCGCGCTGGGTGAGGCTGGCCGCCGGCAAGAGCATCAACGTGCTGCTCGATCACTTCGACGGCGATTACGTCGGGCTGGTGCTCGAGCTCAAGCGCGACGGCATTCCGAAGCGGCTCGAGGGCTGGTGGGGCGCGGAAGCGCGTCTCGCCGGCGCAGTGAAAGGAGGCTGAGGACGATGGCAAACGTAATTGTCTTTTGCGCGGGCACGGTGGGCGACACGCTCACCCTGCAGGGAACAAGTACCGCGCACGTCGCCACGTGCTCGGAGGCCTGGCAGACGCTGCCGGTCCCATCGAACACGCTGGATGCGGAGGAGTTCGCGGGCTTCTTCTTCGGAGTGCTCATAAGCACGCTCACGTTCTACTTCGTCGCGGTGCTGCCGCTCGGGAAGTTCCTGCGGTTCATCGGACGAAGCTTCAGGGACCTGCTGTAAGGCGGGGCGTTTACCCCGGACGTGCTGGGGGAGAAAGAAAGGAGGTGTTGGATGCGCCCGCTCCGTAAAGTCGGTGCAGTCCTCCTGGTGGGTCTGGCGATGCTCGGCGTTGCGCCTCTGGCGCTCGCCGTGTCGCCGTTCGATCCGCTTGTGGCCGCGGTGAGCTTCACCGATGCCACAACGGCGATCTTCGCTGTCGCCGCCGTGCTGGTCGGGGTTTCGGTCGTGGTGGCCGGAATCACGATCGTGTGGCGGATGGTGAAGAAGAGCCGCAGCGCGTAGTGGTAGCACGTAGCACGCAGTAACGCGGCTCCGGAGCCAAAAGCTCCGGGGCCGTTTCTTTTTCGAGGAGAGTTCATGGAGATTCTGTCGCAGCAGCAGTTGCTGGACGTCTTCGCCTGTTACTGGGCGCTGACCGTCGCGTGGCTGGTTATTCGGGAGATCCGATGAAAAAGCGCCTGATGGCCGCGCTCATCGCAACGCTCATCGTCGCGAAATCGGTGTCCGCGTTTGTAGGCGTGCCGCTGCTCTTTGCACCGCCGGTGGTCACCACGGCCACGGGTCTTGCGCTGTCGACCTGGGCGGCGATTGCCGCGGGCGTTGGCGCGATGCTTTACACAATCGGGCTGCGCGATAACGCCGGCAACGAGTTCATGCGCGTGCGTGTAAACCCCAATGCACCCGCCGAAGTGCCAAGCGGCTGGACCGCGGCTTCCAATGCTGCCAATGATCCGATCCCGCCGAACACGGCGGGAGGTCCCACGACGCAATACGCGCTGGTTGGCGTCAATCTGTTCTTCAACACGGCGCAGATGGCGTGCGACGCGTTTTATCAGTCAAACGGACAATCCGGCGGGCACATCGTTTACGCACCAACCGCGACCTGCTCCAGCGCGTCAACGATCGGGTGCTGCTTCGGCAACGAGGGCGGCGGAAATATTGCGTTCTACACCCAGACTTCGTGTCCGACCGGATACACAAACACGAGCGGTACGTGCACGCTGAGCAACGCGAGCGCCGTTCGCTATCCGGCCAACAGCCGCTGCGGTCTGAGGATCTCGGGGGGAGTCATGACGTACGACTCCCGGGACCCGGACTGCGATACGCCGCCGGCGGGCATGCTTTCGACGGATGGGAAGACGCTGACCGTCACGCAAGGCGGGCAGCGCGTGCAGGTCAAGATCAATACGGACGGAACGGTAACCGTCACGCAATGGACGCCGAGCGCCAGCGGCACCACGACGACCATGAACAGCGCGAGGGCGGGCGACCCGGCATCGGCGAGCTCTTCGCAGATCAAGAGCGCGTCGCAATCGACGACGACGGCGACGGGAGAAGATGCGTTCTCGCAGGCGCCGGCCGGGCAGACTCCGCAGTTCCCTGATGACTACGCTCGGGACGCGACCGTGGCGGCCGGCAACGCCGTGCTCGGCCAGATCAATACGAAGCTGGCCGATATCAAGACGCAGCTCACAACGGACGGGATGCAGCCGAGCGACCCGACCCCAAGGTCGCAAGGCGACGTCGAGGGGATTTTCTTTCCGGGCACCTTCGATCCGCTGAAGAGCTGGTCGATGCCGGCGCGATCGGTGGCCTGCCCGACCTGGTCCTTCACGATCTGGAGCCATAGCTACACGCTCGATTCGCACTGCTCGCTGATCGAGAACCAGCGGGCGGTCGTCTCGACGATCTGCCTGCTCGTCTATGCGCTGATCGCGCTCTTCATCGTCCTGGGGGCCTAGGGTATGCAGCAGATCCTTTTCATTGTCGTCGGGTGGCTCATCCGCGAGGTCGTCGTTAAGTTTGTCGTCATCGCGGCCATCTATGCGCTCCTGGTGATCCTCGTGCCGATGGCGGTGAGCCTGGTTACGCCGTACATCAGCACAGGCGGGCTTACTTCGCTCTTCGCCGCGGTGCCCGATTCGATCTACTTCTTCTTTTACTTCTTCCGTATCGACGTCGGGCTGCCGCTCTGCATCTCGGCGTCGATCGCGCGCTTTCTGATCCGGCGGCTGCCGGTGATCGGTTAGGCCATGGCGGTCACGGCATACGTCGGGGAGCCAGGGAGCGGCAAGACATACGAGGTCGTGACGGAGGTGGTGCTGCTAGCGCTCAGGGAAGGGCGGCGGGTGGTGTCGAACATCCGTGGCCTTCATTTCGACGAGATGAAGGCCTACCTAATGGTCGATTGCGGCGTGGCCGAGGAGAGGATCGGCGAGCTGTACTTGGTCGAGCTGGAAGAGCCTGGGAAACCGGATTTCTTCTACACCGAGACGAACCAAGCCGCGGTGGTGCGGCCGGGCGACCTCGTGGTGCTCGATGAGTGCTGGCGCTGGTTCGCCAAGGGCATGCCGATCAACAAGGCGATGTTCGAGTTCTTCCGGATGCACCGCCAATACGTCGATGCCAAGGGCGTGTCGTGCGACGTAGTCCTGATCTCGCAGTCGATCCAGGACATCGACCGGAAGGTGCTGGTGGTCGTCGAGAAGCACTTCCGCATGGAGAAGTACAAGGCCTTCGGCAGCAAGAAGCGCTATTCCGTCGAGATGTTCAACGGCTACAAGGTTTCGGGAAATCCGCGGATACGGCTGCTTGTTCGCAAGTACAACCCGCGCTTCTTTCCCTTCTATTCGAGCTATGCGGGCAAGGGCGGCGACGAGCGCGAGGTCGATAAGCGCTTCAACATCTGGAAGTCGCCATTCTTCCTCTTCGTCGTGCCGTGCTCGGTAGTGATCCTTGGTCTGGGTATTTGGGGAGTGCTGCGCTTCCTTGCAGCGAAGGCTCCCAAGCCGACGCCTGCGGCGAGCCAGGAGAAGGCCGGGACACTGGCCGCGCCCACTGTGGTTCCGACGCCGGCAGCGCCGCCGGTGTCGGAATGGCGCTCGGTCGGGGTCATCTCGCGTGAAGGACGGCTTTTGTTCGTAGTGGAGCAGGAGGGTCGATACCGCTTCATGTTCGACTCTCCTGATTATCGAATCGATGGTCTGGACATAAAGGTGAGCGTAGATGGTCGGGCGGCTACGGGTTTTAGCGGCAGCGCTTCTCGCGCTGGCATCGCTAACGGCCTCGGCAAATGAGGTAGATATCCGGCTCGAGCGCGTGCCGCTCTATCAGCTCGCACGCGTCGTCCTGGGAGAGATTGTGGGGGAGCCTTATGTGCTCGATGGCGCCCTCATAGCGACCGAGGATGTCGCGACGGTCGATGTTCGCGGCATCGAGCCGGCTGCCGCGCGGGCGCTGCTCGTAGGTCTGCTCAAGTCCCGCGGGTTCGTGCTCGAGCGCGAGGGCGGCGTGACGATTGTGAGGCGCCTCGAACGGGCGAGCGAGGCCGAGCGGGTATTTGTTTATCGGCCGAAATTCCGTTCGGTGACGTACCTGCAGGGTGCGATTCGAGCATTCGTACCGCGGGGCAGGTTCGCCGGCGTCGGCACGCCTACCGGATGGGGCACGGCGGCAGCCGCTCAGACCGCGGGCGGAACCGTCAGCACAAATACAGCGGGCGCGATTGCCTCGGCGCAGGGCTATTCGCAGAGCGGAGTAACCGGAGTCGTACCGGCACAAGGTCCCGTGCTCGCGTCCCAGGACGTTCTCGTATTCGAGGGCGTCGATGCCGAAGTGGCAAAGGTCGAGAGCCTTGTAGCGGAGCTCGACCGGCCGGCTCGCGAGGTCTTTGTGAGAGCCTACGTGTTCGAGGTCGGTTCCGCAGCGTCGGACGGCTCGGCGGTTTCGATCGCGCTGAGCTTGCTGGGAGGGAGGGTCACCGCATCGGCTCAGACGGCGGCGCTTCCGTATGGTGTCGGTGTTCGGGTGGGCGGGATCGACGCGGCGTACTCGATTCTGCAGAGCGATTCGCGCTTCAAGGTAGTGAGCTCGCCCACCTTGCGAATCCGTAGCGGGGAGCATGGCAAGCTCAGCGTGGGTTCTGAAGTCCCGGTGCTTGGGGCGGTGTCTCTGAGCAGTACCGGTCAGCCGGTGCAGTCAGTGGAATATCGCTCGAGCGGCGTGATACTCGATCTGCGGGCCGAAGTCTTACAAGAGGCGATCTATCTCGGCGTACAACAGCAGGTATCGTCATTTGTTCCGACCACGACGGGCGTTAACTCGTCGCCTACATTGCTCAAGCGTGATCTGACAACGAACCTTGGCCTGAAGAGCGGCGAGGTAGCCGTCCTGGGAGGCTTGGATGAGTTCCGTGGGTCGGATGCGCGCTCCGGCCTGCCGGGGTTTCTTTCATTCCTGGGATCCCGGTCACGGGATGAATCGCGCTCGGAACTTATCCTGCTACTCGAAGCAACCTTAGTGGATGCGAGGTAA